GTGTAACTGCTTTGACTTGTTCTACAGTTTTTAAACCATCAGTTATATTTCTTAATAAAGTTCTATAATTCATCCATGCAAATTTTTCATTTGGATTTAATGGTACATCAGTTAACATTGTCCAATCCGAATCAGTAAGAGCTTTATTTCTTTTGGCTCTTAATTCTTTCATAGCTACTTCTAGTGGACTAGGTTGTGATGCTAACCAAGCTGCTTCAGCTTTTTGTCTATCAGTAATTTCTTGTGGTGTTAATGCCACAATTTTGCCATTTACTATTTTGTGTTGTATCATAATATCTCCATTGTAAATTAGTTAATTCCAAACATCAATATCTTACCAGCATCTATATTTCCGCTAGACATACGAAAAATAATGTTCGTTAATGCTGAAGTGGTATTGGCATATCCAGCTACAAAATGTTCTGCTGTTCCATCTCCTTCCCAGTATCTATTAGAAGTGGCAATAAAATTTTTGACATAAGTTGTGGAAGATGGGTTAAAAAGTTGAATAATTCCTACATGGCTTTGGTCATTATCATTTCCAATAGCATCTAATAATATTTGGTCAGAACTTGATTGTGCCAAATCCTGTCCTGATTGATATGTAAGTGCAGTTGCGGCATCATTTTCAAAATGATAAGTATTAAAAACTGTTGTAGTTTTAACTACATTGTAATTTGAACCATTATCACTACTAAAATTTATTTGAAAATTTACAGCATTATTTTGTGGGTGTATATCCACAAAGAAAAACTTATACTCCTTATAATTCCCCAATGAAAATTCTATACTAGCAGAAGATGAAGCAGTAGCACTAGATACTAATACCATATCTCCTAGAGCAACTGGTATAGAAGTTACATTTGCGACAGCTTTATTATTTAGTTTAGTTAGTTGCATTATTTAATCCCATACATTTTAATTGTTCCAGCGTCTATGTTTCCTGATGACATACGGAAAATAATGGCATTTACAGCAGAAGTAGTGTTGCCATACCCAGCTACTAATGTTCTTAAATTTCCTTCTCCATACCAAGAATTAGAAATATCAGATATAAAATGCTTAACATATGTACTAGAAGAAGGATTAAAAAGATATAAAGTTCCATTATTAGCTTCATCATTTGCATTTCCAATTTGGAAATTTAATGGCTGGTCAGATGTAGATTGTGCTAAATCAAAAGTTCCTTCATAAGAAACATCTGTTGCATTGTCAGCTTCGTTATGCAAACTTCTTACTAAAGTAGTTGTTTTGGTTACATTGTAATTTGAACCATTGTCAGTAGATAAATTAAATTGAAATTGAATAACATCATTTTGTGGGTGAATATTAATAAACTCAAAATAATAAACATCATAGGTGCTATCAATACCGCTTGTGAAGCTAATTGAACTAGAACCTGATGCAGTAGCCGTAGATAATAATACAGGACTTCCACTAGGTACTTGTGGGAAGCTAGTAATATTAGAGATGGAGTTATTGTTGTGATAAGTTAATGCCATTATTTTACTCCATATAGTTTTATGATTCCGTCATCTATGTTGCCACTAGACATTTGGAATCTGATAGCATTAACTGGACTTGTAGTGTTAGCATAACCAGCGATAAAATCATTTTGTATATAATTTGATGGATGAGAAGCACTTGTAACGCAAATAAAATGTTTAACGTATGTAGTTGAATTAGGATTGAACAAAGTTAATGTTCCTCCACCATTTTGGTCTGCATCTGAACCTAAATCCATTATTCTTTGAAAACCAGTTCCTTGTGCTAAATCATTATTTCCGTCATAAGTTAATACTGCGTCAGTTCCTGCTTCATTGTGGTATGCTTTAAAATATGTAGTGGTTTTAGTTACATTATAATTTGAACCACTATCTGTGCTAAAGTTAAAATTAAAAGTAACTGCATCTGTAGCTGGTCTAACATTAATAAACTTAAATATATAGCTAGAGTAAGTACCATCTAGCACCACTCCATCTGTACCATCTACAAAGGATATACTTGCAGAAGCACTAGCTGTAATTGATTTGATTAAAGTTAAAGCACCAGTAGGGATAGAAGCTGGTACTGCCGTTATATTTTGTAAGGCGTTATTGGATACTGATATTAGTGCCATAAATTATTCTCCAATAACGAATTTAACTCTTTGTTGGAACTCTGTGGAAACAAAGCATTGTTGGAAACAGAAATAAGAGCCATGTCTTACTCCTTAGGATTATCAGCTTTGATTTGTGCTATTCTAGCTTTCCAGCTATCTATACCATTATCGTAAATTTCTTCTAGTTGCTTATCCCAAGAACCATATAAAGATTTTCTAGTTGCTTTAATCTTTTCATTGTTCTCATAAGTTGTTGCTTGTGCATCTAGTGCATCTAATTGTTCAAGAGTTGGTTTAGCAATAGGTAAATTCCATTCATGGATATAAATACCATTACCATCAGAATCATCTCTAAGTCTAACTTCTTTTTTGAAATCAACCTCTTTATTTGCGTATAAGTTTATTTTAGTTTGTATGTGTGCCATATATTATTCTATTATTTTATATCCAAAAAAGTTACAAGCTCCACCATCATGTTGTAATGTGCTTGAACCAACTGTAATTTCATATCTAACATCAAAATAATCTGTTGTTCCATTTGCTTCTCCAATAACAGAACAATTCATTTCTTCTCCATATGTACTTCCTCCTGATGTGAGTTGAGTACATCTTGCTATAGCAGTTCCATTTTTCATTATATATAATTGTCTATCATTTAAGTTATAAGTTGGCCCAACATTGTAAGGTAAAGTTTGAGTATAAAGAAAATATTTACCAGCAGTAGTTGGGGTAAAACGATAATTTCCAGCTGTGTTATTAAAACAGTTATCTGTATCAAAAATTTCTGAATCAAACTTAAATAAAGTAGTTGCACCAGTTGTTGTATTTCCTAAACTTGTTGTAGCTAAAAATGCAGGAGTATTAACACCACCTGCTGGAACAGAAAAAGTATTATCTCCTCTTAAAAAAGTTGTAGCATCTTTAGTTCCTGTTGCTGTTAGCTTGGCAAGTGAAACAGAACTGTCAGCTAGTTTAGCAGTAGTAATCGTACCATCAGATACAGTACCTACATTTAATACATCTCCTAATACTGTAATGAAGTCTATGCTATCAGAACCAGTTAGAGCAGAAGCAAATACAATGTTAGAACCTGATATAGTATAAGAATCATAAGGTGCTTGAATAACTCCGTTTAACGATACAATGCAGTTCGCTGGAGTTTGTGGATATACTGCAACACTATTTTTAGTTAGTGCATAGGTATCGGTAGCCGTAGCTGTAAGTGCGTCTAGTACCTGATAATTTCCTACAATGGGTTGTTTGCCGATATATGCCATTAGTTATTTGCTCCGTTATCTATTACTGTGTTTCCTTCAGCAATCCATTCTTGTATTGCTTGGTAATCTGTGTTTGCTGGGTCTAGTGGTACTGTAAAGGGAATATTATTTTCTATTACAATGTAACTATCAAAACTTCCTAAATAATATTGTTTAGTAACTGATGTAAAATTTCTCATAATTATAACTCCGCATTAGCTGTAAAATGACAAGAAAAACTAGTAGCTAAATTTGATAAACTACTAGCTTGAATTGCAAAATATTTAGTACCTATTCTATATCCTGAACCAGTTTCATTAGCATATTCATTAACACCAAAATTAACAGTTGTTACTTTTCCTACATTTCCAGCAGTATCATAAACTGTTATTGTTGGTGCTGACCTCATTTCTTTTAGTAGAGTTGCTGATTCTACAATTTCAGAAGTTGTAGTACCCATAGCTGTATTCCCCGATTTTCCAACAACACCATTTGAAGTAGCAGTTCCAAGTGATGTGCCATAATCATAAGATTTTTGATAATATCTTTGACATCTGTTCATATTAACATCCCAAGGCAAGAACTCAAAATCAGATGCAGTTGTTCCAGCTTCTAATTGTACTCCTGTGATGTTGATGTAATTAGATGTGCTGTCTGCAAGATTGACTTGGCCCACAACTTTGTTAGCGGTTGTTTGTGTACCCCAAGTGGTTTGTAAAGTACCAGATGTATAATCTGTTCCAGCACATAACCATAAATTTAAATATAAACTTCTATTATTATCGTTATCTAAAGTACCTGTTGTATCACCAGCATAAGTTATAGTTTTCTTTTCCCAAGTGTCAGCAACATTTATTGTATAAGATTTAGATATATTTCTTGAATTATCTTCATCATATAATTCGGCAATATAAGTTCCAGTTTTATTTGATTTAACCCATAATGAAAGCGTAAGACTTTCTGCATTTGCAGTTCCTTTTTTTAAATACTGTAAGTTTTGACCTTCAAATCTTGTTTGCAAAAGAAGTAAATCACTAGCCGAAGGTGATGCATCAGCAGTTGTGCAATCCATTTTTAAAGAATTAGCAAATCCTTGACCACTTGGAACATCAGTTTCTTGTGACATTGTCCAAGTTCCCATACTTAAAATATTAATTCTAAACCTATCCACTGTATAATAATTACCACCAGTAATTCCACTTATAGAAGTTCCTCTTTGAGCAATACTCATATCACCATTGATGATGATGTTTCTGAAGTTGTTGCCTGTGAAACCTGCGGCTGGTATTTTTGTTATTGCCATTATTTTCTAAATGCCTCTACTTCCGCATCAGTTAAACCTAATGCTTTTAATTTATTAATTGCTGATTGCTTATCTTGTTCTTTGTCTAATTGTTCTTGTTCTTTAGTTAATTTATCTTGTTCTGCTTGGATAGCATCTTGCTCTCTTTGTGCTATTTCTTCAGCAGTTAAATCTAATTCTTGTATTCCTTCTGGTGTTACTAATAATTTTTTCATATTATTTAATTCCATATAATTTAAAGTTACCTACCGCTATATTTCCACTACTCATAAAAAAAGTAAATCCTGACAAGGCAGAATTGCTACCCCAATAAACACCCCCACCTTGACCAGTAAAGTAATCAGTATTATCAGTATGAGTTTCTTGATAAGTTATAACTTTTTTATAAGATGCTTCAAAAGGATTATGAAAAGTAAATACACCATTATAAGTTGATAAATTATCATTATTAGCTAAATTAGAAATCTGGACTTTAAATGATGTATCGTTCCATGTATCAGCTTTTACATGAGCTCCAGAACCAGCTTGTCTGCTAGAACCATCTGTTGCACCTGTATAGTATGAATCAGTTTTATCAGCATTGCTCATTCTAACTCTAAGGCGTAAAATTGTAGCATTTGTTGCTGGTAAAAGATTACTAATAATTAATTTATAATTTTTGTAAGTAGATGAAAAATAACCATCAAAACTTACTGTGGCAGAAGATGAAGCATCAACTGTTGCTAATAAAACATAATCAGAACTTACTGCTTGAAAAGTATTATCGCCTCTTAAAAAGGTTGTGCTGTCTTTTGTACCAGTAGCAGATAGTTGAGATAGACCTACTGAACCAGCAGGTGGATTAACTGTTTGCACAGCTTTACCTAAAAAGATTGCATACATATCATCACTAGCAGATGTAGCAGAAGTTAAAGTTAAACTTGTGCCACTAGCAGTATATGCAGTCGTAGGTTCTTGTCTTACAAAGTTAATGAATAATGCAATTTCGTTTTCATTGGTTACAGGTTGGCTAAGTGTGTAAGCAGTAGTCGCACTTGTAGTAAAGTCTTGCTTAGCAAAACTTGTGTAACTTAATGCTGGTTGGTTACCAATAAAAGGCATAGTTAATTCCTATTATGTACTAATTGCATCAACTGTGGAAACCCAAACATCTAATGAACTTGCAGTATCAGAAATTACTTTCAAAGCATCTCCTGATTGAACTACAAACTTAGCTCCACCATCTAATACTTGTAATGCAGAACCAGCAGGTATCGGTGCATCTTTGACTAGATAAATGTCGTTTGAACCATCGTTGATATAAACTGAAGCAATAACACTAGATGCTGTAACATTCGCTACTGAAATACCTACTACTGTATCATAACTGTCAGCAGTAAATAATGTAGCAGCAGATGTACCTACATCGTTGCTTGTGTATCTTCTAAAGTTTTGTGCCATATGTTCTCCTATATTATAATGCGATTGCCATAGCAATAGCGAATCCTGCACTTGCTGCGTCTATATTTGTTAATTGACTACCATCTACAGCAGGTAATCTTGCTGATCCGTCTAATTGTACTATATTGTTAGCTGAAGTTCCAACATTCAAAGTAGCTGCTGTTCCCAGTCCAGTTATTTTATTATTTGCTATAGAATTAACCGCTAATGTTATAGTTCCTGAAGATGTAATAGGTGAACCTGTTACTGTAAATTCTGATGATCCAGAATCAGCAACTCCTACACTTGTTACTGTTCCAACATTTGCTGGAGTTATAACTGTATAAGTAATATTGCTTACACCAATAGTTGCATTAGAATCAGTAGTACATAAAAAGATTTTATTATCATTTACAGTACCTTGATTGACTACAATCATTTGGCCAGATAGTTCAGGGATAGTATCAAATTGAGGATCTCTTGAAGCAGCACCTGAAGCTACAACAATATATAATCCATTTGCAGTAGCATCTGTTTGGTCTTTAACTAAAACCCTATCACCTGTTACTAAAGTAACACCATCAATGGTATCACCATTTTCTAAATCAGTTGCTAATGTAATATTTGCAGTAGTAGCAACTTCTGCAATAATTCTAGTTCTTAATCCAGCAACAGCTTGATCAACATAATTTTTAGTAGCAGCTTCTGAAGATGTAGAAGGATCTCCTAATCCTGTTACAGTTCCACCAGATATAGAAACATTGTTTGCATTTTGAGTTGCAATTGTTCCTAATCCTAAAGTTGTTCTTTGTGCAGAAGCATCAGCATCATCTAATAATGCTTTACCAGCAGTTGTTAAATCATAAGTTCCTGCTGTGCCTGAACCTGTAAATTGAATACCTTT